ATGTCTCACACTCATAGTGTGTATAAGATAGAACGTGCGTCTCCTGCGCCATGGATAGCTAAAGTAGATGGCGAGTTTTACCCCGCCAAGTATTATTTTACCGTAGATTACACTGATAATGAAGTGGCTGACGACCCAGCGCAGCATAAGCAAAGCCACGTGCTTGAATTGCTAGATGCCGGAGAGTATACAGGTAACATAGTAGCACTACCAAATAACCGGGTTCGCGTTACGCACCCTGCGTGGTTTGAAACAGGCCAAGGTGCCCCAGACTTCAAGCCAAACCAACACTCGTATGGTTCTAAAGAAGACGTGGATTACGTCTGGGATACAAATCGCGTATTTAACAACCTATATAAGGATACCGACAATGATGAGACCTAAAGCACGCCCCGCGGGCATGATGAAGGAAAAGAAAGCGGCTACTAGCGCCCCTATGACGTCTATGCGGCCTAAAGCACGCCCTAATACCATGGTTACTCCTGAAGAAGCAGGTGCGATTGAGCGCGGCAACCGTGCCGCAAAACGCCGTGCAGACGAGATGCCTATGATGAAGGCTGGCGGCATGATGAAGAAGGGCTATAAGGCTGGCGGTAAGATGCCTGACCTTAGTGGTGACGGTAAAGTCACGCAGAAAGACGTCCTAATGGGACGCGGCGTGATTAAGAAAAAAGCTGGTGGCATGATGAAGAAAGGCTACAAAAAAGGCGGCAAGATTCGTGGCTACGGCATGGCTCGTGGCGGCAAAGTTTGTAAGATGCGCTAATGCGTAGGTATTACAAATCAGGCGGGAAGATATGCGCAAAAGGTAAGTCGTGGGCTAAACGCACTTTTGACACCTACCCGTCTGCCTATGCGAATATGGCCGCGTCTAAGTATTGTAAAGACCCAAACTATGCTAAGGGTAGCAAAGGTAAGAAGGCGAAATCGTAATGGGTGAGCTGAAGAAGTGGCGGGATCAAGAGTGGGTTCGCATCGGTACCGATGGGAAGATCAAAGGCGAGTGCGGCACTTCTAAAGACAAGAAAAACCCAGATAGGTGTTTACCTCGAAGTAAGGCGAACAGTTTAAGTAAGTCGCAACGAGCCACTACGGCTAAAAAGAAGAAGAGCGAGGGCGCTAAAGGCAAGACTGTAGTAAAAAACACAAAAGCTGCTACAGTCAAGCTAGCAAGTGGCGGACTAGCTCGTCGCAAACGTGATATTGCTCGTGGGTGTGGAGCGGTCATGGAAGATAGACGTAAAGCTACGTTGTACACTTAGGAGATTGTTATGACCACATCAGGCACTACAGCGTTCAATATGGACTTCACCGAGATTGCGGAAGAAGCATGGGAACGCGCGGGCCGTGAGATGCGGTCTGGCTATGACTTGCGTACCGCTAGACGGTCCATGAACTTGATGACAATCGAGTGGCAAAACCGCGGTATCAACATGTGGACGATTGATTCGGGTACAATTAACTTAGTATCCGGTACGTCTAGGTACGCTTTACCAGCCGATACTATTGATCTGCTTGAACACCAAATACGTACCAACAATGGTAACGCGAGTACACAAGCCGATCTTACTATAAGCCGAATCAGTGTAAGTACGTACGCGACTATACCTAACAAGTTATCACAAGGTCGCCCTATTCAGTTGTACGTAGAGCGGTTAAGAGACGCACCGCATGTAAACGTGTGGCCTGTGCCAAACAACAACGACTACGTGCTGTATTACTGGCGAATGCGTCGTATAGAGGATGCAGGGTCAGGCGTACAGACCGCTGATATGAACTTCCGGTTCTTCCCCTGCCTCGTTGCAGGTCTGGCGTACCATATCGCCATGAAAGTTCCCGAACTAGCCGAGCGTATTCCGATGCTTAAAGCCGTGTATGATGAGCAGTTTGATATGGCTGCAGGGGAAGATCGGGAGAAAACGGCGGCACGATTTGTCCCTAGAATAGCTAGGATTCGTTAATGAGCAACCAGTTTGCATCTTCTCAGAAGGTTATCGCACTCTGCGATGTGTGCGGGTTCCAGTACAAGTTACGGGAACTTAAAAACCTGTTTGTAAAAGGGCGAGATACAAATGTTAAGGCGTGCAGAGAGTGTTGGAGTCCAGACCACCCGCAGTTAAAACTGGGAGAGTTTCCAGTTAACGATCCGCAAGCTATACGAAACCCGCGCCCAGACCAAAGCCTTGGTCCTTCTGGGGATTTTAGCAGTCGTGGTATCCAGTGGGGTTGGAACCCCGTAGGTGGCGGCAACGATCCATTTGGCCTTTCACCTAACACGTTAGTAGGTACTGGAGTTATAGGCCAAGTTACGGTAACTACATCATAGGAGTGATGAGATGAAAGTATTCGATATGAAAGAACCCAAGGTCATCAAGGCCAAAGGCGTTCAGCCGTGCGGTCACGCACCGAAGCCCAGTATGAAGGGTGTTAAGACTACGGGCATTAAAGTTCGTGGTACAGGCGCAGCTACAAAGGGTCTTATGGCTCGTGGGCCGATGGGGTAAGCTATGAACTATACCGAGCTGAAAACTAACATCGAAGACATCTGTGAAAACTCTTTTACAGATGACCAGCTCGCTATGTTCACACAGCAGGCTGAACAGAAAATATACAACACGGTGCAGATACCTGCACTTCGTAGGAACGTGACGGGTACGCTTACAGCGAGCAACAAATACCTGTCTACGCCATCTGACTTCCTGTGGTCCTATTCGTTGGCCGTCATTGACGGTAGTGGCGTGTACCACTTTCTGTTGAATAAAGACGTTAATTTCATGCGTGAAGCCTACCCTAATCCTACGGATACAGGGCTACCTAAACACTACGCATACTTCGATGATGACACGTTTATCGTTGGGCCTACCCCAGATTCTTCATACAGCTCAGAGCTGCATTATGGATACTATCCTCAATCAATCGTTACTGCTGGCACTACATGGCTTGGGGACGAGTTTGATTCTGCTCTACTCAACGGTGCGTTGATTGAAGCAATTCGCTTTATGAAGGGCGAACCAGATATTGTTGCAATGTACGAAAAGTTGTACTTGCAGGCGATAACGCTGTTGAAGGGTCTCGGAGACGGCAAATTACGTGAAGACGCATACCGCTCGGGACAATTCCGAGTGCCAGTAAGTTAAGGAGACAGAAATGGCAATTACACAGGCAATGTGCACATCCTTCAAAGTCGCTCTACTCGACGGCGAGATGGATTTTAGCAGTGACACATCACAAACTTTTAAAATCGCTTTGTATACTAGCGCAGCGGATTTAAGCGCCGCTACGACGGTGTACAGCGTCACGAACGAGGTGTCAGGTACGGGCTACACAGCAGGGGGTAACACTCTTACTATCGCAGCTAACCCAGCCTCTTCAGGCACTACAGCGTTCTTAGACTTCGCAGACACTACATGGACCGATGCTACTATCACGGCTCGTGGCGCTTTGATCTACAAAGTGGGCGGTACTAACCCTGCCGTTGCTGTGTTGGATTTCGGTGCAGATAAAACTTCTACAGCGGGTGACTTCCAAGTGCAGTTCCCAACAGCAGACGCTACGAACGCTATCGTACGTATTGCGACACCGTAAGGTGCCTAAATGGCGTCTTCAGTAGAATACATTGGTTGGGGATCAGGTGCTTGGGGCCAAACGGCTTGGGGTACTGACCTAACTATTGTTTCTGTTGATGGCGTAGCCGCAGAAGGCGTTATTGGGTCTGTCACTGTTGACGCAGAGGCAGTTGTCGTCGTTACAGGCGTTGAAGCTGTTGGCCATATAAATGACGTAGGTATAGACGCCGAAGCAGACGTGCTTGTTCAGGCGGTCAGCGGTGTAGGTGAAATAGGCACAGTCACAGTTACCGCCGCCGCAGAGATATCAGTAACCGGAGTAGAAGCTGACGGGTCTGTAGGTGACTTATCTGTAGTTGCAGAGGCAAACATTTTCCCAACAGGTGTGGAAGCTGACGGCGCGATTGGCGATGCTACGGTTGATGCTGAAGCTAATGTTCCTGTCACAGGTGTAGAAGCCGATGGCGTTGTTGGCACTGTTACCATGACTGGTACAGCCAATGTGTTCCCGACTGGTGTAGAAGCTGACGGCGTTATAGGTGACGTGTTTATCGCACTCGGAGCTACAATTCCAGTTACGGGATTGCAAGGGAACGCAGAACTTGGTACTGTAGTCGTATCAGCTAACGCAGATGTACCTGTCGTTGGGCTTGCAGCTACGGGAATTATTGGTTTCGTCAACGTATGGGGCGAAGTTGATGACGACCAAACACCTAATTGGACTCCTATCGCCAGTACACAATCTCCTTCGTGGGACGGTGTATCTGAAACGCAAAATCCAAACTGGCAAGATATAGCCGCATGAGGAACATAACATGGTAACCGCATATTCACCGATCCTTAAACTCGCACTGCCAGTACAGGGGGAACTCTCTGGTACATGGGGTGACGTAGTAAACGACAACATCACGTCGATGGTCGAACAGGCTATCGCAGGTCGTGCAGTTATCGACACATGGACGACTGACTCGCATACGCTGACAACAGCAAATGGTACGACTTCTGAGTCGCGCTGTGCTATGCTTGAGTTAACGGACACAGGTACGGCGCTGACTGGCGCAGGTACGGTTATCTGCCCTACAGCTTCTAAAATCTACATCGTGAAGAACGATGCGGGTCAGAACATCACAGTAAAAACTGTGTCTGGTACGGGTATTCTTGTCCCTGATGGACGTACTACATTTTTGTTCTGTGACGGCACAAACGTCGTAGAAGCTCTG